CACCAAGCATGAAGTTTCCTGGAGCAGCGTACTTTGTAACTTCGATAAACTCTGGGTTTGAACGAATGTCACGTGACTGCTTAGGATGGATGAACTGAACATAAGTCTCACCAAGGCGAGGGATGTTCTTACCAGCAAGTGTTAGAGCAGCATCTTTAACTGCACCTGTTGACAACTTGTGGTTTGCTGTTACGCCAGCAAGGTTTGATGCCTTTGAACCTTCGTTGTACCAGTCGTTAACACCTGAAAGTGAAGAACGGTCGTAACCAAATACTGCAGATGTTGCTGCAGAAAGTGTGTTACGTGCCTGGATGTCTAGGTACTGTGCCATGTGGCGACCTAGTAGACGAGATGCTGAGGCCATAACGTCATCGAATGATGCGTTAAGTAGTAGTTCAGAAACTGCTACGCCGTAGCCGTGTTCTGCAACTGTAATTGCAATCTGCTCTGCTGTTAGAGCGTTGGTTGTTAGACGTACACCTTCTGTAAGTGGTGTTGGGTCTACGCCAAAGTTCTTGTAGCGGAGGAAGTTAACACGAAGACCAGGTGCTACACCTAGTTCCGTCTTCTTTACTGCGAACTGCTCAAAGCGAAGAATTGGCATCGCTTGGAACAGGATTTCTTTTGACCAGATGGTCTGAATGGCCTGTGAAAGAGAGGTGTTGCTACCTGAATAAGCGGTAGGTGCTCCTGCTAATTGACTTGTGCCAGTGATTGCTGATGCCATTTGGAATCAGTCCTTTCCTGTTAGATGGTTAGTTGTTTGGGCTTTACCCGAACAGTCCCCGACCGCGATTGTTTGATGCTTCACCAAGTAACTTGGCTCTTTGTTTCGCATATTCCGCCAATGGCATGTCCCTGATTGAATCAGGTGAGTACGAACGTTGTTCCGAGTCGTTATCGAGAGGTCCTGACGCTGGTGCGGTAATACGTGCACCAGCCATTTCTCTGCGTGCACTAGACATTGCTTGTGCTGCAGAGTCGAGAATACGAGCAGATTTATCTTTCAAACTTGCGATGCTCTGCTCGATTTCATCGCTGTTGTTGCCTTCAACCAAATCAATGAGTTCAGGAATAATGCTTTCGCGTTCCTGTTCAAGACGTTGTTGGCGGTATTGCATTACTTCTTGGAACGTGCGTTCCTGCTCTAGGAGTGCGAAGGCACGTTCTCTTTCAAGACGTTCTTCTTCTAGTCGAGCCTGGAATTCTGCTTCCTTCTTTGACAGAAGGTCACGAATGTCCATGTCATCTTCTAACTTCTTTTGCTGTTCAGCAGCCTGAGCAAGACGCATACGTTCTTCTTCGGCTGCACGCTCATCGCGCTCCTTCTTCAAGGTTGCGAGTTCTTCTTTAAGTTTCTCCATTTGTGGATACAACTTAGCCTTCTCTTGCTCACGAGCACGAACAATGTCGTCCTGCGTAAAAGGTGAGTTAGCCATTTGTACCTCTGGAGTCTCGCTTTCCACGATGGGAGTTGCAGTTTCTGCTACAACTACTGTTTCAGCATTTACTTCTTGGTTATCCATAGAAATCACATCTCTTTTCTTTTTAGTTGTCCGAATGTGGTTTCCCACGTAGCCCGCGTTATTACCTGGCAATTCTCATCTATTAGTAGATACTTGTCAGGTTAAATCAAATGATTTCATTTGATTCTTTAGGTGTCTCTGTCAACTGCCCTTCGCTGCGGAATTTTCGTTCCGTATGCTTCGGTGACCAGTTTCTCTCTCAAAGCACTTTCAGTCTGGGCTTCAATCATTGCCTCTTCCTGAACTGCAGGGTCGGCAAGATTGTCAGGTGTTGGAGCACCCTCTACCTTGTCACCCATAATGTCCCCATCAGCCAACTGTGTTGGTTGGAGCGGAATAGCGGAGTTTCCATCAGGACCTGGCATCATGCCAGTCATATCCTGGATTTCTTTTTGAATCTGAACCTTAATAAGTTGTAGTGCTCCATCAGAAATTGCGTCATCACGCAGTTCTGAGCGAATCTCTGCCAACTTCTCCTCTGGGAACTCTTCACCAAGATGACGAAGTGCTCCTTCTTTAGACTCAAGTCCCATACCAATTTTGGTTTGGATTTCATTAAGAACAATTAACTTGTCTAGTGGGAGTGGAGGTGGGAACTGTACATAACTCTGATAAGTCAAAGGGTCGTTAGGGTCAAGTTGTGTTAACTGACCTTCTTTAATTGGGCCGTCTTCTTCTGGATTGTACTTAAGGGTATCTGGTTCTTTAAGAGCCAAATGCAAAATAACCAGTTGGTTAATACGTTCAAGACCAATTCCGTACTGTGCCACTTTTTGTGACCAACGGTTCATCAATGGCTGGTACTGAATAGAAAGTGCAACACCTGATGTGTTAGAAATAGGTTGAACTTGTCCAAGAGCAGACTCTGGAATGTTCATCATCTCGTGCATAGAACGCTTAAGAAGTTCTAGGTACTTTAAAGCACCATCAATTCCTGATGCTCCACCTTCAAGATTAAATACCTGTGAATCTTTAGGTAAACCGCCCCAGACTTTCTTTGGACCCTTTTCAAGGTTAGAAGCCTTTGCTCCAACGATAACCGTAACAGGAGCAGCGTGATAGTTAATGATGTCTGCAACATCTGTTGATATTTCGTTATAGGCGCGGTTAATGCTGATGATGTCGTGACAATCAGATAGTCCCCATGGAGAACCCGCAACTGGAACGTTAGGGATGTGTACAACAGGAATCTCACCTAGAGGATTAGGGCGAGAGTCAATTAATTCGTCATTGATGTACTCTTCAATGATGTCGTCTGTAAGAATTTCGGTGTATGTAAATACTTGACGTGTACCTTCTAAAGAAGTTCCCCAGAAACGATACTTCTGTTTAAAACGTAAAAGACGTGTGCGGTCATGTGGGTGGAATTCTGGAAAACAAAAAGCAGAGTTCATAGGAAGAATACGTACACGACCTGGGTGTACACGATTTGTTGAATCACTCCAAGGTTCTTCGTAAGCAACCTTTACAAAACAATCTCCAGAAATTCCACCGCTTTGTGCCATTTCAAAAAGAACTTGCATCTTGTCATTATCGACTTCCCAAACTCTTTGTAGGCGGTCTGGGATGATGGCTTCTGTTGCTTTAGGAGAACGGAAGTAAATTCCTTTACCAAATGTAAAACGTGCTAGATAATCATTGAATGCTCTGTAGTAATTAACAGCAATCTGCATTTCGCCTTGTTCACGACGATAACCGTAATGATGACCAAGGTACATTGCCCAGTTAAGTGAGTAGCGATTTAATCGGGGACCATGAACTTCAAACTCTTCATCAGCCAGTTCAACTAAACCTAAAGGAGAAATGGAGATGGTTAAGTCAGAGGACGCAGCCCTATAACTCGGTGGTGAAAAATCTACAAAACTCATTTATCGCCCTTTTTCTTTTTAGGCAATCTTACTGGTGATTTGTCTGTTTGCTTCTTCTCAAACTGCTTTTTTTGAAGAATTTGTCTTTGATATACAGGGTCACTTGTGTCGACAAATTTGCCACCTGATTCGACGTACTTCTTATGAACCCAACTACTTGCAGCAGGATTTGGGTAGCGAGCATACTTCGCCTTCGCTTGAGCAATAATCATTGCCCACAACTTTTGGTTTATCGGTTTCTCAGCCACTCTAATCCTCTACGACTTTAAACCCCCTAGGGGTTTCCTAGGGGGACTAAAGATTACTTAATTAGTCTGTTACTACTGTTGGAGCAACGCGTTGTGTGCGTCCTCCAGAACGAGCCACAACTTCAACATTCTGCTCTGCATAGTCAGTGAATGAACCATGTGAGAACTCAGCAAGGAATGTTGGTGCTTCTGTCCATGCAGCAGAACCTACGTGGGCACGTGCTTGCATTGTTTCTGCAGCAGTCTTTGTGTGAACTGGTGCGTTACGGTTTGGGCGACCTGCAGCAGCAGCGTAACCGCTCATGATGCCTGTCTGAAAATCATTTGGAACATCTGTATCTGTTGCAATACCTTCTTCAAAACGAAGTGGACCACGACGTGTCGCGTTTCCTGATTCCTTCATTTCGTAGGTGTGAGCACCCTTTTCAGGGAACTGTGGGTTTGGTGCTAGTGTCATTTTGACTCCTTATAAGGTTAATAAATCGGAATGGCCTATTCCGTAGAAAAGTGTGGCTGATATATGGGGTTTAGTAATGTCAAACTCAAATCTAATTACTGCTAAAAAATGGGTTGGCTGACAGGAGAACTTCGGGCATAACTAGGTCCTTGGTGAGGGAACAGGCAATAGCCAAGGAGTCCACGTAGTCGTCGTGGGCATAGGACTCATCAGGGGCAGAAACTAAGAAGTTCGGACCTTTGTATTGGATTTCTGCATCCACCATTTGCTGATAAAACCGCTTCCAAGTTCTAAGGCGACGTGTTTTTGCATGTGCGGGAAATCCAAGCATCTTTCGTTGAATTAATGCTTGTAGATGCTTAAATCTCTGGGATTGTTCTGTTGGGCTAGAAGTTACTGGGGCAACCTCTGCACGAGGCATCAATACCTTTAAACGCTGTGCTACAGCATCACCGACACCGTTAGCATCTACACCGATGGCAAGTACGTCGTAGTTGGATAAAAAGTTAACAATCTGGAAGTACTGCTCTTCCCAGTCGTCGCCTTGTAGTTCCATCCAGTTTAAAACTCTGTGTTCAAAGTAGCCAAACTCATCTGGTCTATCCCAGTCAACCCACACAACGGTAACAACCGTCGAGTCCATTTTACGTGCAGGGTCGATACCAACTACAACAGGGGTCTTGTGCCAAACCTTGACTAACTCTTGAGAGGTATCTCCAAGTTCGTCCATTACACCTGATGTAACGAACATCCCTCTTTCAAGGAGCCACTTACAGTTGTACGACATCTGGAACTCATCAGAGTCCTCACCAATACGTAGCATCTCTTTCTTCATAAACTTTTGATAATTAGCGTTGACCTTGGCAACTTCTTTCCAGTCCCACTGAAAGTGATTTTGACGAGAACCACGAGTTGTTTGTCGACGCTTGTTTAACTGAATAGCACGATAGAAGTTGTTTTTACTTGTTGTAGGGGTTCCTGTCTTAACCATGGTTCCTGCATAGTAAGCAAGCATCGGGGAGATTGACTTGGATACTACGAAGTCATCTGCTTCTTGGCACTCGTCAATAACAATGAGGTGGAAAGACTTTGATTCAATCTTTGCACGAGGATTTGCGGTCATCATAGTGATTGTTGAACCAGACTTCTTTAACTTAATCATTCGAGTAACCCCACCAATACGTGCAGCAGAGTCATCAATTTCAGGGTCACCAAGAATTTCTAATGCACGCTCTGATGTAAGTCGTGTAACAGTACGTCCGAATAATGTTTCTGCCTGGCTTTCTGTTGGAGCAAATAAGCCAACCCATAATCCGTCTTTAAACTTCCCTAGTAAATCTGGATACAACTTTGCAAGACGAGGAAGAAGAATCATTAATGTTGCAACAGTGTTTGCAACTGTTTCAGATTTACCTGACTGACGTGCAGCAAGTGCTGTGATTTCTTCGCCATCATTAATAATTACCGATTCAATAACACGACGTGCTAAAGGTAATTGATATGGGTGTAACGAATAGCCAACTAATACTTCTTGAAAGTCTAAAATTTTAGTTACTAACTTTTCGACAAACTGAGCGGAGAGTTCGTCTAACTCTTCATCTTCAGGTGGAAGTTCTGGCTCATCATCGTCGTTTGCATACAGTTCGGGATTGATTTCCTCAAACTGGTCATCATCATAATCAATTGTCATTTGTTCCTATAAACAGAGAAGCCCACTTTGCAGTGGGCAACCCCGCGTCTTGAGAGAGGGAGACAGAAGTAATCATAGCAAACACTGTAACAAATTCAACGTCGTTTTAGTTCTTTAGCAATTTCTCCTAAAACTTCTGCAGCAATTTCTACATCGTTTAGTAAAAATTTATCTTTTGTTTTTTGCCAAGAAGTTAGTTCTTTACCAACAACGTAAAGAGAGTTTTCTGCCCAAGCAACTAAATCAGATGACGGTAATTTTGCAATGCGTTTCTGAATTTTAGTCTGGGGCTGGTATCCATCCCGCTTCTTCCGTAAAATCATCATAAGTAACATCCCGCCTTTCTAGGGCAGAGTTTAGTGCATCCATCTCATCTTTTGCACCTTCCCACTTGCCTACAACTAAAATATATGTCTTAAATAGTTTTATAAGGGTGGGGGAGCCATAACGATAAGGGGCTTCAATTTCTTGGGTCCAACCTTTTACGGTTCGTTTGTCATGCCATTCAAGTGGCTGCTTAATAACTTGAACGAAGTGTTGTTTTCCGATGTTGTGGACCTTGGGCATTATTAACGCTTTCTACTTGCCGATTTCTTTGGCTTGTTTGCCGATGTTGAAGGTTTACGAGTGCTTTTAGGGGCTTTCTCCATAGGGACTAAACTCTGGTGACCCTTGAAGAAAATCTGATTGGTACGGACAATACGGTACAGGGTCTCACGTGCATACGATGGGAGGTTGCCCATATCTGCTGCACCACGTGGCTTACTATCAAGGTTAGATAAGATAAATCTTCCCTTAGAAATCACAGATTTAAACTGTGTCCACTCACTAGGTTTAACTTCGTAATAGTTGTAGAACAATCCGTCTCTAAATACGACCGTTAGAACTTCGCGTTCTTTATCGTAACCTGCAGCAACTGTGCGGGGACGTTGATAGTTTGTTGTAGAAGTTGGAATAATACTAAGTTCTGCAGGGCTGTCGTAATCATCACGAGCCTTTCGTGCAAAATTATCGTAAACAGTTGGCTCATAAAAAGTACCTGCTGTTACTTCATCATCTAGGTCATAAGACTCGTCGTCCTCATAGATGGCTAATGCTTCGTAGTAGTCAGCGGATACTGGGAGAGATTGGAAAGGATTAATTCTCTTTCCACGAACTGTTCCCAGCATCCGTGACATACCGCGTACTTCTTTTTCCCCAATGCCATAAAAATCTGCAGTTGGGTCAAGCAAGGATGCTAACTCGTCGGCTGAAGGACCTACAGCACGTGCTGTACGTCGTCCTCCGCTGCCAGAGTTGGCTGCCCTTGCCATACTTTCTCCTTAAATTAAGAGGCTGTTGCCCAAGGAGTAATTGTTACTGCTGCGCCAACTGCAGTTGTTGCTGCACCTGCTGCGATTGATTGAGACTTGATTGTTCCAGCAACTGCAACGTTTGAACCTGTAATGCCTGTAAGGGCAAGTACGGTTGTTGCTGTTGTTGTAACTGTGTATGTGTTGTCTGTTAGACGTGTAACTGTGTATGTACCGTTAACAGTTGCGTCAACA